TATATCACAGGAGTCCAACTAGAAGTTGGTGAGTCAGCTACTGAGTTTGAGCATCGTCCTTATACTACTGAACATCAACTTTGCCAAAGATATCTTGAAGCTATTGGGTTAGATACGTCAGCGGCACTTTGGAGTGGTTACGGGGCAACAACTAATTATGTTAACTGGCAGTTTAAAGTTGAAAAACGAGCAGCACCTACAATTAGTGGAGCAGTCTCAGGTACTGCTGGAGGCGCTTATGTAACTCATGCGTTGAGATACACAAACGGTAGTGCTTATGCTTCTTTTGGTTACAGCGGTAGTTATTCACCAGTATACGCAGATGCGGAGTTATAAATGTATAAATTAATACCTACTCATCCAGTAACAAACGAAGAATTAGGAATAATTAGATTGTCAGACAATGCTTCTATTCCTATAGACGAAGCAAACAGAGACTATCAAGAATATCTAGAGTGGTTAGCAGAGGGCAATACGCCTGAGCCAGCCGATTCATAAAGGATAAGACATGGCAAGTAAATCAAGCGAAACTACTGTTGTAAAACCACCACGTAAGCGCAGAGCGCCACGCAAAACCGCTAGGAAACCCGCAGTAAATGGGGCCGGTACGGTTACTACAACGCAGGCTCAGCTTGATGCCCATGAACGTGAATGTGCTGCTAGATACGCAGCTGTACTAGAAAAACTAGGTATACTTGATAAAAAGATGTGGCGGTTCGAGGGGTACTTAATTTTTGGTGTGATAGCCATCATCATTGCACAGTTTGTTAAATACGTAGTTTAGGAAAATAAATGACTACAAAAGGTACAAGTACATTTAACCTAGACCTCAATAACCTTGTAGAAGAGGCGTTTGAGCGTTGTGGGGCAGAGTTGCGTACGGGTTATGATATGCGTACTGCACGTAGGTCTTTAAACTTACTAACTATAGAATGGGCTAATCGTGGCATTAATTTATGGACGGTCGATCAAGGTAGCATCGCCCTTACGCAAGGCACTATTACTTATAACCTTCCTGTTGATACTATTGATCTGCTAGATCATGTGATCCGGACGGGCACTGGCACAAACCAAAATGATATCAATATCAGTAGAATCAGCTCTTCTGGGTACTCAACGATACCTAACAAGAACTCTCAAGGTAGACCGATTCAGGTATGGGTGGATAGGCAATCTGGTGCTACGGACCCTGTCGATGGAGTGGTGTATCCTACCATTAATGTATGGCCTGTCCCTGACAACGGTAACTATACTTTCGTATATTGGAGACTACGTCGCATCCAAGATGCTGGGAATGGCGTAAATACTCAGGATATTCCGTTTAGATTCCTACCTTGTATGGTAGCTGGGCTGGCTTATTATTTGTCACTAAAGCTCCCTGAAGCTGCTAGCAGGATAGAAATGCTAAAACTAGCTTACGAAGAGCAGTGGAATTTTGCTGCGGCAGAGGATAGAGAGAAGGCTTCTCTAAGAGTAGCACCTCGACAGATGATGTATTAAGGTTAGATATGCCGACTAAGTTTGCTTCTGGCAAGAAGGCTATAGCAGAATGTGACCGGTGTGGGTTTAGATACAAGCTCAAAGAGCTAAAAGAAGTAGTAATCAAGACCAAAAACACTAACATTCTGGTGTGTCCTACATGCTGGGAACCGGATCAACCGCAGAATCAGTTAGGTATGTACCCTGTGGATGATCCTCAGGCTTTGCGTAATCCTAGGCCAGATAATAGCTATCAACAGTCTAGAGATATACAATGGGGGTGGAATCCGGTAGGGTTAACTAACCCACTGCAACTGACAGGACTGACAGATAATTTAGAAGCCGACGCACAGGTCGGAACAGTAACGGTAACAACTAGTTAAGGAGTTGTCATGAAAGACACAAACAAGTATACACAACCTAAAGAAGTGCCTGTACCAAATACAGCAGGATACCCTAACAATGTGCCTAATACACAGACACAGAAGATGAAGGGTGCTGGTGCAGCTACCAAAGGGACAGGGTTTAGCAAAAGAACAGCCTAATGAACTACTCTACTTTATTTGAGACTATCCAGGGGTACGTAGAAAATACGTTTCCTAACACGTCGGTAAACGACACCTCTGGGGCTGCCACAAACTTTACGGGCAAAGAACAGATTGACACGTTCATTCGTCAGGCTGAGCAGCGGGTATACAACACCGTCCAGATGCCTGAATTCCGTAAGAATGTTACAGGGTCTACAACGTCTGGGGATAAGTATCTAAGTGTGCCAGCTGACTTCTTGTCAGTATTTTCTATGTCTATTATTGATACGGATAGCACACAGGAATTTTTACTTAATAAAGACGTTAACTTTATTAGAGAGTCTTTTCCTGACCCTACAGACACAGGCAAACCAACGCACTACGGACTATTTAACGAGGATGCGTTTATTTTAGGGCCAACACCTGATGCTAATTATGGTGTGGAGTTACATTACTTCTACTACCCAGAGTCTATTGTAGACGCAGGAACATCTTGGCTAGGAAACGAGTTTGATGCGGTTCTATTGTATGGCTCACTTGTAGAAGCCGGTACGTTTATGAAGGCAGAAGCTGATGTCATGAAGGTATACATAGACCGCTACCAAGAAGCGTTAGCACTACTCAAAGAGCTTGGTGATGCTAAGAACCGTCAAGATATGTATAGAACTCCTCAAGTAAGGTATCCGGTCAAATAGTATGAAAACAGACGAACTTTCGTTTTTGTTAGGTGGAGCTGGCGTAACTGTTGCGACTACAAGTGGTCGTGGGTTTACTCCTGAAGAAGTGGCAGAGCGGGCTTTAGATAAGATTATTTCTGTTGGAAGTCAATCGCACCCTGCCATACGAGATCAAGCAGAAGCGTTTAGGAATCAAATTAGACAGGTTCTAATTTTTTATATGAAAGAGGCCGTAAGGACTCACAACGTAACACTGGCTAACAAGTTCAAACAAGCAGGTTATCCAGAACTTATATCAATCTTAGATTCATAAGGAGCCAATCATGGCAATCACCCAAGCAATGTGTACTTCGTTTAAGGCTGAGATTTTGCTTGCCGTACATGACTTTAGAGCCAGTACCGGAGACACTTTCAAACTAGCGCTTTACACATCCTCCGCGTCTATTGACGCTAACACTACCGCTTATAGTGCGACTAACGAGTCATCAGGCACAAACTATACAGCTGGCGGTGCGGATCTTACTAATGCAGGTGTGACGTCAACAAATACCAGTGCTTCAACAGGTACAGGATTTACTGACTTTGATGACCTTACATTTACAAACGTATCTGTTACTGCTCGTGGAGCGCTTATCTACAACAACACGCCTTCAGCTGCGGGTATTGGTGGGGCTACACTCACAAATGCTGCTGTCGCGGTGTTAGACTTTGGTGCGGACAAGACCTCTACTGACGGCGACTTTACTATTATCTTCCCAACAAACGACGCATCGAACGCTATTATTCGTATCGCGTAAGTTAAATGGCTGCTGACGGTAACTGGGGTAACGGGAGTTACAGCCTCGGATATTGGGGCTACGGGCAGATTGATCAGTCTGTCTCGGTTACTGGTGTCGAAGCCACAGGGGAACTAGGTACAGCCGTAGCTGTACCGATAAAGAAAGTAGAAGTTACAGGTGTTGATGCTAGCGGTGCTTTAGGTACTGTTCTAGTCGATGCCAAGGCAAATGTAGAAACTTCGGGATTAGAAGCTACTGGCGGTATAAGTAGCGTTGGTGTTGCTTCAGATGCTGGAATACAGCCGTCTGGTGTACAGGCTGATATCACACTAAATAGTGTTGAGATAGATGCTAAAGCAAATGTTGATACTTCTGGATTAGAAGCCACTGGTGCCATAGGCACTATAGAAGTAGACGCCAAAGCAAACGTAAGCGTTACGGGTCTAGAAGCAACGGGTGCCATAGGTGTAACGGATGTAGCTACAGAGATAAAGGTTTCTGTAACAGGAGTCCAAGCTGCTAATACCGTAGGCACAGTAACTGCTACCGCGAAAGCAAACGTAGATCCAGAAGGTTTAGAAGCTACAGCAGGACTAGGTACAGTAACTACTAGGTCTCAAAACTTCATCCAGGTTACGGGTGTAGTTGGAACTAGTGGAATAGGTGAAGCAGACGTAGAGGGTAAAGCAACTGTTTATCCTGTTGGTGTTGTAGGTTATGGACGTACTAAGACACCATTGATATGGGAAAATATAGACCCAGATCAAAATGCAAATTGGCAGTTAATTGATGATTCACAAACACCAGGTTGGGTAGAAATAGAGACTAATCAAAACCCAGAATGGCTTAAAATAGCAGCATAGGAGCTATAAATGGCAAGTACATATAGTAGTAATTTAAAAATCCAACTTATGACTACAGGTGAGAACCTTAGTACATGGGGGATTGTTACTAATACTAATCTAGGCACAGCGTTAGAAGAAGCTATATGCGCCACTGCTGACATTACGTTTTCAAGTGCAGATATCACGCTCACTTTGAGTAACACCAACGCCACACAAGATGCTAGGCACATGCGCCTTAATCTGACAGGTGTATCGGATGGCGCACGGGAGTTAATTGTCCCTGCTATAGAGAAGATGTATATAGTCAATAATGGGCTAGCTGACGCTTGTACTGTAAAGGTTTCTGGACAAACAGGTGTATCAGTCCCAGCCGGTAAGACTATATTGTTGATTAACAATGGCACAGACATTGTCGATGCGGTAACGCATTTATCTTCTTTAACCTTAGCAACTGACCTAGCTGTAGCTGACGGTGGTACTGGTGCTTCTTCTGCTTCCGCTGCTAGGACTAACCTTGGTGTGGCGATCGGTTCTGATGTACAGGCTTGGGATGCTGGACTAGACGATATTTCAGGCTTAGCTGTTACAGATGGTAACTTTGTTGTAGGTGACGGCGCTAATTGGGTTGCAGAATCTGGTGCGACTGCTAGAACTTCATTAGGTTTAGGGTCTATTGCTACTCAGGCAGCTAGTAACGTAGCTATTACGGGCGGAACAATTACAGGCACAACAATAAACACCTACACAATCGGTTCAAATGCTACTGGTACAAAACATATTTCTTCTTCTGCGCCCACATCTGGTGACGGAGCTAATGGTGACGTTTGGTACAAGACTACTTAAGGTAGAAGTATGACGTTATATGTAAAAGATGGCGGTGTCTGGAAGCAACCTCAAGATGTTTATGTTAAACAAGATGGGGCGTGGACACGTATAGAAGGCGGTATCTATATTAAAGACACTGGTAACTGGTTTAAAGTCTACCCAGAAAGTGGGTCTCAAAGTTACACTACTAATGGCACTTTTTCCCTTACCGTACCTGGTGGCGTATATAGCATGAATGTGTCTGTCTACGCAGGGGGCGGTGGAGGAAACTCAGTTTGGTTCTGTGGAGATGGATTCCCCGGAGGGGGCGGTGGCTCTGGTGGTTATAGAACCAATGAGTCCTTATCTGTTACCCCAGGAGAAACATTGTCTATTGTTGTTGGTGCTGGCGGGGCA